TGTTGCAGAAATAAGTCGCTTGCTATCGTTGCTCAGTTGTCTCCAAAATATATCGAGAAGGATATCCCCCTCCATTTTCTCAAGCGCTTGCTGCATTCTCTGCTCGCCATACTTTTCTGCGTAATACTCATCGTCGGCCATTGTAAAGAAGTCTAAAACGACTTCTTTATCTAAGCGCTTGAGATAAACCTTTTCTTTTTGAATTTTCTGCATAGCTTTATTTTCCCCTTTTTTGCGTCTATTATGAAGATTAACCTTGTGGGTACATTGTATGAAAGACAAAGCTACTATGACAATCAAGTTTAGACTATCGCCGTCGGAGTACAGGCTACTTAGATCAAGAGCGGACAGATACCATAACGGCAACATCTCAGAGTGTATTCGTGAGGCAATTAAGGGGCACAAAATAAAAAGGCCCCACCGAAGTGAGGCCCGTCGAGAAGGACAAAAGGTGTAAAACCTACTCGACTTCTCTGATTCTACAAACAGCGTTTTCCACTGAGTCGTAAGATGCTTGAGCGGAGTAGTCATTCTGACTAAACGCCTTGCGTTCTGCGCCCAATGACAATCCAGATGCTTTCATTTTGTAAACTTCGCACTCAAACACAGCGCCCGATGCTCTCTTTTGCAGGTAAAGAACGGCCGAGAACTCTGGTAAGCTGTCGGAGATTCCCCCGATTTTGACTTCTCGGTTAAGCGTGTTCACTGGGCGAATTTCAAATGTCGCGGTGTCCCCAATTGTGAAGGCGGTTGTGCCTGATCCGGTTGTGAAGGTAATGCCCAACGCAGCAATTGCGTGAGTTGATCCGTTACCAGCAACGCCAGTAAACGAAGCAATCTCCATGTCGTCGTTGGTAATGCTCAACAATGCACCACGAGAGAAGTCCACGTCTGACATAGCGTAAACCTTAAACGCGTTGGCGGCGGTCGCCTTGATGACGTATTTACCAAACTTCAGATCGGCAGCGCTCGAAACGGTTACAGTGGCAAGTAGTCCGGTTGTACCATTTACAACAGATGTGCCTTTTTTGTTTGCAAGTTGCGACACGTTACCGGATGCTTCTGGGTTTCCGACGGTTGGTGCCTTGCCGCCGAACACTTCAAAAAGCCAGTTCGGATACTCTGAAACACTGAACTCGAAAGAGGCATTAGTGTCACCCTCTTCGATTGCCCAAGCGAAGCGGTTAGATCCACCAAAAAGCTCGACGTTGTTTCCCTCTAGCTTGAAGGTTGATCCTTGCAGCACTCTGAGCTGTGGGCCGTAGGGCATACCGTCCGCACGCTTGTAAGCGGTGAAGCTGTGAACGCCGAAGTTGACTCTGGGTTGTGAAAGCGCCATTCTAACTCTCCTAGGTTATGGTAAAACTTATCTGAACTCCAAAAACCCTCATGGGGTTAGAAGTTTCTGACTCCCTGAAACTTACCGGAGCAAGAGACTCGATGTCTGCTTGCATACCCGGCGCTACTCGATCCCAAGCATCGGCGGCGACTTCTTTAATTGCTCGCCAATAGCGAAGAACTTTTCGCCAATTGTTTACACTATTATAATCATCCTGCAAAAACATCAAAACCTCAATGCTATAATTCTCAGCGACAACATTGCCAGCAATAGATGAGGTTACGTCTGCAATCTGAATGAGCATGAAAGGATTGTATGACTTGTTTTCCGTCTCCATGCTCCACAACAAGAAGCTGTTTTGGTTGAGCGTTTCTAGCGGATAGTCGCCTTTTTCGGTGTTGATGGATGCAATCTTAGTATTAAGATTCGACTTGAAAAACGCGTCCAGCTTATCGAGTAGTGTCTCAATATCGAACTTCATTTAGTCCTCATTTTTTCGGAAACATGGTCTTCGATAATCTTTAGCCACCGGTCGAGCCTCCCTCTGGTCGCCGAGACGTTCTCGGGTGCTTCAGGGCCAATGAATAGGAATTTTCGCATTGGCATTTTGCTAGTGCCGAATTGGTGAAACGCAGCATAGGGCAAGCCTGTGCCGATTGTTAGTGAGTTTGGTGTTATCTCGAAAATTGAATCCGGCCCACTTTCTGAGGTTGTGGATGCTTCTAGCGCTCCGCTTGCCTTGAGCATTGGATAAATAAACCCAAAGCGCTTTTTCTTATAATTCTGATATGCGGTTAAGCTCCCATCGCGCGTGCGCATCTCTGGCCGTCCAGGTGTCTTCCATGTGTCTTTGACTTTAGGGCCGGTGTAATCAGGATACTTCCCCGAAGACTTTAATTGAAATATCGCTCGCTGCGACTTATAGAAGTCCCTGGCGATTGCTCTTAGGGGGAGAGTTAAGTCTCCGGTCTCTTTAAATGCTTTTTCTAGCGCTTTTTGAAAGGCCTCATCATTCTCTACTGTGTAAGATATGAAGGCCATAGCGTCACCATTGTTGCTTGTTCACAGAAAAGGGGTTGCACTCGCTGTTCCCAGACTTGATGCCAAGAGATGATGAAACGCGCTGAACATCTGGTAGCAGCAGCTTACCAGAGACAATTAATTGAAGATCATCGTTGGGTGTCCTGACTCCGTTCTGAGTAAACTTCTCTTCAGAGCTTAGCTGCGTTGCATCCGATCTGATCTCTAAGATGTTTTTTACCCTCAGGGATACGCGAAAAACACAGATTCGCTTGAGGATTGAAAACCCAACCGGAGAGTTTACCTCATCAACCGGTGTCAAATATCTCTTGGAGATAATTCCATCAATATAGTTGGATTCTTGCTCAATTAATTCATCCAGCTTGGCATTAGTGATTATCGTTCCCGACGCGGCAACGTCTAGCTTTTTAAAGTCATTGATAACGTCTTGGCGTTCGCAGTACATGGTTTACCACTTCAGATATGGCTTTAAGCACTCAGGAACCTCACCCACCCACTCATCTCCGGTCATATATTCTTTGTTGTCGTGGTTTACGTTACAAATGAATTTTGGGTTTGGAGTTTTCTCTTCTTTCTGCTCACCGGCCTCTTCTTTCTGCTTCCCAGCCTCTTCTGTAGCGATATTTTTAACCTCTTCTGCAACAATCTTTTTGGGTCTTGCCATTTCGGATCTCCCTTTTTTTTAAAAGAGAGGGAGAGGACTTAATCCCCTCCCTCATTTTCATTAAGCAATAGCGTTCTTAATCAAGTAGCCTGCTTCGGGCATTGTCACCTGGAAGTCATAAGACTCTTCAACGATCAGAGCGGTTGCGCCTGGGTTGTCGATAAAATACTTACGCACTTGACGAGTTTCCTCACCACGAAGGTTGAGTTTGTAGCCGAGAGAGATCTGGCCTTTTGCAGGGCCTTGAGGCTTGAAGTAGAACACAATGTCCTTGCCCCAAATGGCGCTGATTGAGCTTGTTTGTCCCTTCTTGGCGGTGTTGATGATACCGCTGGCAACATAGAGGTTATCAATGTCCATAGCGCGTGCTAGCTCTTCTTTTGAGAGAAGGCCTGCGCGGACTTGATTGTAGCCGAGCTTTTCAAGAATCTGTGGATGATACTTCAGTGTGTTGAATACTGCCAAGCTCATCACGGCGGAGTTGGCCATAACACCAACTTTGTTAATGTGTGACTCGTGAGCGTTCTTAAACACTGTTAGCGGCTGACTGTTTGCGTAGTCATTGAACTGAGAGTTTCCTGACAGCGTTACGTTGTTAGTTAAAACTGTTGTGCTTGTGAGAAGGTTTGCCAGCTTCAGCTCTTTGTTAATCATCACTTTTTGAGTTAGGCCAAGAACCTTGTCGGACTCAGCGGCGAATGGATCTTCGACGTTCTTTAGATCGCGCTTAGTCACCAAGTCTTCTAGGCCATGGTCTTGAATTGAGAATGGATGGCCTGCCTTGTAGTCGATGGGGTCAACGCGGCGATACTCATGACGGCCGCCGCCAAGGTCTTGCTCGGCACGCAGGTGTTCGTCACCATACTTACCGATCAGGCCTGTGTATTGATCGACAATCAGTTTTGGCAAAAGCTCGTCGGCCACAAGCCCCTGAGAAGGAACCTGGAGCGAGACGTTGGTTAAAAGTTTATCTACTTGTGCTTTAATTTGACTCATTGTTTCCCCCTCAAATTATGCTTTGTGAATAAAAATTCTTACTGCAATTACGTCGTCGGCCACACCGGCTTCTTCGGCGATACCAATGCACCAATCGCCAGCTGCTCCAACAATGGCCTTAGATGCAGCGTTAGGCTTGAGCGAGTCGCCGCGAGCTACTGTGCCGCCGAGCTTAACGTAAGCTCCTCCATACACGGCCACCTCAACAACATCACCTGCGCCAGGTGCGTTGAGTTGGCTTTCTACTTGAGCAATACCGAATGGCTTATCACCAGCAACAGCGAGGGTTACCTCGTCGGATGCGGTTCCTGGCTTTACGATCAAGTAGTTGTTGATTGCGACCTGAGCTTTTTGTGCTTGAACAGTTTCTTTAATGTGTGTGCTCATTATTTAATCTCCTTGAGTTTTTTAACGAGTTCTGGGTTTTCCTTGCGGACTTTATAAATGGCTTCTGAAAGCATGATCTTTTTCTCTTCGGCCATTTTGGTTGCTAGTTCCAGAATTTTTTCTTCTGGGTCAACGCCATCATCTTTCGGCGTTTTGCCATGGCCGTTTTCAGAGAGATTCATGGCCTGAGCGTTCTTTGCGAACTCAACCATATCTCCCTTCATGAATGCTTCTTTTTGAGCAAGGCACACCTTGCCCTCGGAAAGCATTACAGTGAACTGCATTTCTTTTTCTTTCTCTGCTAGTTTTTCTTCGGCCAACTTCAAAGCATCAGACTTTTCAGAGAGAGCTTTCTTTGTGTCAGCAAGCTCGGTCTCTATTTCAGGAGCTTTCTTGGATGAGGCAATGAGCTCCATGATCTTCTCAATGTCATCCACTCCGGCCATGTCGGCCATCTTTTTAAGTTTACCCTCGCACTCGGCGAGCTTTGTTTCAGTCGCCTTGAGCTTTTCTTCCAACTCTTTAACGTCCATCGTTCCCCCTTCGGAAAGTTCTATGACAGGTTGCATTTTTTTAATAACAGGTCGATTAGTTAGTCCGGCACCAAGTAGAACAGCGCCGACTTTCTTTTTTGGTGTCTCGTTTGTTTCATAGGCAGGATCAAACTCAGCAGAAACGTATCCGTATTCCTTATCTGACAATTTCTGAACCGCCACCGGAGTCAGCTCGACTTCGGCCCAAAGCTCAGTTCCGTCTTCTGAAAGCCATAGCTTTTTGAACCACCCTGC